GATGACGGTCGTTGGAACACCAACCGAAACCTTCAGCTAAAAGTTAGGAAATCGAGAGCATGAAGTTACCAATTACAATTGAATATAACTCGGGCGATGTGGCTACTTATGTGGCCGCACCGCCGGAGTGGGCTAAATGGGAAATGAAAACAGGCAAGACCATTAAGCAGGCAGTCGAATCAATCGGTGTTTCTGATTTAATGTTTTTGGCATATCACGCCATGAAGCGCGAAGCTGCAGGAAAGCCAATCAAGTCTTATGAGATTTGGATGGACACAGTTGCCGATGTAATTGTCGGTGATGATGACCCAAAAGCCACCCAGTCGGATCAGTAAATAGATTACTGGTTCAACTGGCAATTGCTTCGGGGATACCGATGCAATATTGGGAAACCGCAGAGGATGTATTAACCGCCATTGAGATATTAAAGGAGCGTGAAGGTGGAAGCTAAAATTGCTTACGACAAATCCGACCTTCGTGCAATCACACGCTCTTTCAAGGCAATGGACGATGAGGCAATAGCACAAGCCAAGAAGCAATCAAATGCTTTGGCGCAATATGCTGCCGACAAAATTAAAATCGCAGCAGGCACACGCCTAATCTCTGGAACTGCTGCTCGCAGAATCGCTGATGGTGTTCGTGTTTCCAAGTCATCTAAAATCGGTGAATTCTCTTATGGCTTTGCTTCTCAAAAGTTTTCAGGCGGGGCAACTACGCAGGTGTTATGGCCTGGCATGGAATTCGGATCTAATCGCTTTAAGCAGTTTCCAAAGCGCACACCTAAATATAAAGGCGGCTCGCAAGGCTATTTCATTTATCCAACGCTTCGCCAAATCCAGCCCGAGATTATTGCCAAGTGGGAAGCAGCATTTAGCGACATCGTAAAGGAATGGGCATAATGGCTGGCAGTAGAACATTAAAACTTTCAATACTTGCTGATGTCGATGATCTTAATAAAAAGTTAAAAACCGCTAATAATGATGTCGGTGGCTTTGCTGGCCAAGTAGAAAAATTTGGAAAGATGGCTGCGGCTGCATTTGCCGCTGCTGCTGCCGCTGCTGGCGCTTATGCCACAAAGTTAGCAGTCGATGGCGTTAAAGCCGCAATCGAGGATGAAGCTGCTCAAAATCGTTTAGCAATAGCGCTAAAAAATGCAACAGGCGCTACGGATGCACAGATAAAGGCAACCGAGGAAAGCATCACCCAAATGCAGCTCGCGACAGGCGTTGCCGATACAGATTTGAGGTCTGCTTTAGGTCGCTTGGCGCTTTCAACCAATTCAGTTACCAAAGCACAAGATTTATTAAGCCTAGCCTTAGACATATCTAAAGCCCGAGGCATTCCGCTAGAGAATGTCGCTAATGCTCTTGGTAAAGCTTACGATGGACAGACAACCGCTTTAGCAAGATTAGGTTTAGGTTTTTCTAGCGCTGAAATCAAAGGCAAGTCATTTGCCGATATTCAGGACATGCTTACCAAATCATTCGGCGGTTCAGCCGCCGCAGCTGCGGAAACCTATCAGGGTCGCATCGATCGTCTAAAGCAAGCATTCGCAGAATTCCAGGAAGGCATCGGCAACCGCTTATTGCCAATCCTTGAGAAATTCGTCAATATAGTCGTTAATGAGATTATCCCTAACATTGGTAAATTCTTGAACATCTTTAAGCCAGTCGCAGATGCAATCGAGCGTAACAAAGAATCATTTCAGAGCATTTGGCGAACTTATCCAAACCTATGTCGTGCCAATCATTGGCGTGGCATTCGTTGGCGCTCTTAAAGTGGTTTCAAGCGTAGCTGCTGGAGTAATCGATATTCTAGGTAAAGTTGCTAGCGGTATAACTACAGTCGTAAATGGCGCAATTGCTGGAATCAATGCGTTAATAAAGGCTTATAACGCAATTCCGTTATTGCCGAACATCCCGACAATTCCAAATGTTAAAGCGCCTACTATTAGCGTTCCTAGAGTGGGAAGCAACTCTGCAACTAGCAATCTACCTAGCGTTCCAACAATTAGCACACCTAGCACGACTTCAAGCGCAGTTGGTGGCATGACTGGCGGCACAAGCACCGCAGCAAAGGCAACCGCAGCTGCAACCGATACTTTTGCAAGTGTAGGCGCTAAACCATTCCAGCAACCAATGACTATCGCTGGCCAAGTGCCAAACAATGTTACAGTCAATATCGGCGTTGCTGGTGATCCTGAAGGAACTGCTCGCGAAATTATCAAAGTCCTAAATAATTCATTCACAAGAGGAACTGGGGGCGCTAGCGCGCTCTATGCAATATGACCGCTTGGACACCTGATTGGACTTTAACGATAAATGGTAGCGGTTCATTTGAGAATGTAACACTTGCCAATTTAACTATTACATCCGGCCGAACGGATATTTATAGCCAAGCGCAAGCCGGATATGCCAGCTTTGAAATAATCAATTTTGACGAAACCGCAGTAAATTTAACCATTAACGATTCAGTCGTAATTGGCATTAAAGATAGCACAAATACAAATGTTAATATCTTTGGCGGTTTTGTAAGCGATATCGATCAGGTGGTTCAAAAGGGCGGCAATATCACAATCACTCAAACCTTTAGGGTTACTGCGGTTGGTGCATTGTCCAAATTGCCAAAAGCGCTTACCGAAGGCGTGCTATCTACCGACTTTGATGGCGATCAAATTTATACAATTCTTTCAGGGTTGCTTTACGATGATTGGAATGGCGTAGCACCGACAGTTACTTGGGCAACTTATAGCCCGACACAAACTTGGGCAGGGGCGGAAAATACTGGCTTAGGTGAAATCGACCAGCCTGGCGATTATGAACTACACAGTCGATCCGCATCAACCACCGATGCTTATTCGCTGGTCGCGGCTTTGGCTACTTCAGGACTTGGTTATCTTTATGAGGATGCGCAAGGTCGTATTGGGTATGCCGATAGCACCCATCGAATTGAATATGTAACCGCCAATGGCTACACCGATTTAAGCGCCAACGATGCTCTAGCTGCTGGCTTACGCACGACCACACGAATCGGCGATTTACGCAATAACATCACTTTGACCTACAAAAACAATCAGCAAAAGACCGCTACCGATACTGCTTCAATAGCTCTTTATGGTCAGCAGGGCTGGTCATTGACGACCAGCCTAGAACATGGTGCAGATGCGCAAAGCCAAGCAAATTTCTATTTGGCGCTTCGTGCCTATCCGCAACCACAATTTGAATCAATCACTTTTGAGCTAACCAACCCCGAATTGACCAATACAAATCGAGATGCTCTCATCAATGTATTCATGGGCTTACCGCTTAATATCACAGATTTGCCAGCCAATATGCACGATGGCACATTCCAGGGCTTCGTGGAAGGTTGGACTTTTAGGGCTGCCTATAACAAACTTTCATTGACTTTGAATGTTTCAAATGCCGCCTATAGCTTGCAATCAACCAGATGGAATGGCGTGGGCGCGGCTGAAACCTGGAACACACTAAACCCAACCCTAGACTGGCTTAACGCTACAATAGTTTCCTAAAGGAGAATCAATGCCAACAACGACAAATTTTGGCTGGACAACGCCAGCCGATACCGATTTAGTTAAAGATGGTGCATCCGCCATTCGCACACTAGGCGGTGCAATCGACACTTCATTGGTCGATCTTAAGGGCGGCACAACAGGCCAGGTATTAAGCAAGGCTTCTAATACCGATATGGATTTTTCATGGATTGAGCAAGACGATTCCACTTTGGCGTTTAACGCACAAACAGGCACTACTTACACATTAGTTGCAGCAGATGCGGCTAACAAATGGGTTACCTGCTCAAATGCTTCAGGCATTACAGTTACAGTTCCGCCATCGGTTTTCTCTGCTGGCAACACAATCAATTTGCAACAAATCGGCGCTGGTCAGGTTACCTTTGCACAAGGCGCTGGCGTAACCATTACATCAACAGGCGCAACCGCATCAGCGCCTAAACTTCGCGCACAGTATTCTGCTTGCACAATCATCTGCACCGCAAGCAACACTTTCACGATCGTGGGCGATTTGGCATAATGCTAATTATTCCAGGCATCATAGCGAGTAGTTATCCAAGAGCTTCTACCGCATTTGAATCCATCGCTACTGCATCAGGCACAGGTTCTAGTAATACGATTACATTTAGTTCAATCCCTAGCACTTATCAGCATTTACAAATTAGATCTTTAGTGAGAAGCACATTTGCCGCAACTGGGGTAGGCTCATTTAGAGTTAGATTAAATGGTGATACAGGTAGCAATTATGCTTGGCATTTTATTTACGCAAGCGGCACATCGGTTAGCGCGACTGGCGCCGCATCGGCTACTTTCATGGATTTAGATTTGGTGGTTTCTCGGAACAACAATACTGCTGGTATTTTCGGAGCAATGTTAGTCGATATTCATGACTACGCATCTACAACTAAAAACAAAACTGTGAGAAGTTTTGGCGGATGTGATATCAATGGATCTGGTTATGTTTGCTTACATTCAGGTTTTAGAAATTCTACAGCAGCCGTCACTTCGATCGACATCATATCCGACGCCGGAAATTGGACATCTGATTCCCGATTTGCCCTATACGGAATCAAAGGAGCATAAATGCCAGCGACTTATGAACCGATAGCCACTACCACGCTAAGCAGCGGCGCTAATTCAATTACGTTCAGTTCAATCAGTTCTGCTTATACTGATTTGCGTTTGGTTTTGGTTGGTAAATCACAACCCACAAACACGCGCTATCCTGCTTTGCAAGTTAATTCAGACACTGGAAGCAATTATTCTTACACAAGACTTTATGGCGATGGAACTTCTGCAGTTTCACAACGAGGCACTAGCACAAGTTTTATTTCCTTAGTTAGTAGCGGTATGGACGATACTTATCCAGTTTTGATAACTATAGATATTTTTTCTTATGCAGGTTCAACATATAAAACTATGCTTTGGACGACCGCCGAAGATGATAATGGTTCGGGCGCTATAGTCGAAGGCGTTGGTTTATGGCGTTCAACATCTGCAATAAATAGTATTACTTTGACCGCAACTAGCGGAACAGGAATTTATGCTTCTGGCACTACTGCAACCCTTTACGGAATAAAGGCGGCATAATGGCAAATACATATACGCTAATCTCAAGCAATACGCTAACCAGTTCTGCCGCTAGTGTTACCTTTAGCAGTATCCCTGCTACTTATACTGATTTGGTTTTGAGAATTAGCACAAGAAACGACCGCACAACTTCAACTTCCACAATGCCTTTAGTAAAATTTAATTCTATTACAGGCGCAATTTCAAGCACTTATATTGAAGCAAACGGAAGTAGCGTTCTTTCCAGTTCTACGGGTGGTAATAATCAACTTTACGTTGCGCCATCACCATCTTCGACGACTACTTCTAATACATTTGATAATCAAGAAATTTATATCCCAAATTATGCTGGAAGCACAAATAAACCAATAAGTGTTTTTGGAGTTATGGAAAATAATTCTGCAACAGTAAATTATATTGATTCGGTGGCAAATTTACTTTCAAATACTGCAGCAATAACATCTATAACAATTAGTTTGTCTTCCACTTTTCAATTCGTTTCAGGCTCATCATTTTATTTATACGGCAT